CTGATCAAATCCAGCGTTAAAATATACAAGTCCGTCTGATGACCTTGTGCATTTTGCTTGGATAAGTTCTAACAATTCCGATGTATTTTCTGTTGTACTTTCTAAATATTCTACTGATAGTGTTAATCTACCAGCGCAAACATTAACTGCTGTCTGGTCACCTTGACCCGGTGTAAACATTTTAATATCTGTTATAACTCTTTTTACTACTACTTTGTGATAATTCAAATATGCATAATTATGATTCATTATAATATTTCTAATTATCCGCATTAAACGTTGACACGCCAAACTTGACAAAACATCTGATCTTGTGATAACGCCGGTTGACGTACTTTCTTCGGATGTTTTTGCAGCATAGCAATCAATATTAAATGTACCGCGATACTTTTGTACGTCTGTACTGTTTGAAGATTCAGGCATTAAAGATGCACCATCAAACCAAACATTAACGACCGGCATCGATGATTCACTTATGCCTTCGTCTGAATCAATCAACATTTCCCATGGTGTCGATTTCTCATAGTAGACATTAAAATTTAATGCATCCGGTTCGCTCATCGGTGCGGACGCTGCTAAAACTTTTTGCGCTGCTTGCTCTGTGACAATGATAGCTGTTATTTCGTCTCTGATTAACTCGGAATTATCCTTTTTATTTATGAGTACGTTAATTTTAGCTGACATTTGTTTTAGTCTCCAAAACAAGCCGAACAATTCCGAGAGTGCGATCATGATTAGCAAATTTGACAATCAATTTATGATTATCATTATTTACATTTGTCATTGATACTTTCCACTTCTCTTTAATTTCAGGAGCATTCAGCAAGTCTAATGATGACCGTCTGCAGTAAATTTCAATGTTGCGACCGATAAAATTTGCACCTGTCGCCGGATCAACTAAAAGACCAATATCCGCACCCCAACATCTGACATTATATGATACATTACTCAAATCGGTCAAGGTCACTTCGTGAGAAAAACCGTTGACATCCTCTAAAATGTATGATAAATCTTTTTCTGCCAGTTCGCGGATATTCATTTACTTACGACCTGATCTTGTAAATAGTTCAGGCTCTTTCTGTTCTGCTTTTGGTTCTTCTACTTTTTCGACTTCTTTTACAACTTCAACTTTTTCAGGTTCAATAATTATTTCTGCATTACCTTTGATAATTATTCCTTTACTGCAAAGATCATCAAAAACTTTAGAATCAAACCATTCTTTTTTTACTTCTTTGCCATTCTCTATGACCCCTTTCGGAGTCAATAGAGATGAAATTTTATTACTTACGATATACATTATTCACCAGCCTTAAACTGTCGTGTCGAGACAAGCAAATCTATCAATTGATCTTGGAATAAGAAGTGGGCGAGATTTAATTTCTGTGAAAAGCGTATCCTCTTTTGAATCAACAAAAATACGCGGTCTGAAATCGAATGCTCCGCCGATTGTTACACGACCCGGTAGATAAGAAGCGAAACGCGGATCAACTGCGACTATCTGAGGAATACCGCCGAAACATTTTCTGAAATCAAGATCAGCTTCGTCTGGAAGAAATATAACGTTATCGTCAAGAATGTAATTTCTGCGAGTACCGCCGAGATCAATATAGGAAGCGTTATAAGTATATATTTCTATTCTATAAGCTCCGATGTTTACAAATCCCTGATATTTTTCACCCATTCCTCTTTTCTGAGGATCAAGCATTCCAAGATTAAAACCATCTTTGTCAAACAATGCAGCAAATGCAGTATTTGCAAGTGCATTTTTAAAAGCTGCTTTACCCATGATCATTCTTGTAACGTCAACCTGACCATTATCACGCACAAGATCACACATTGTTTCGATGTCTGCAATAATAGTTGCATTACCAGCAGACCATGATATCGCAGTAGTAGCGATATGCGCTGTTTTTGGTTTATAATCTAGCGTATAAGCTGCTACATTTGCAGAGTTGTAAAGAGTGATAGTTCCAGTCTGCAAAATCTGAGCTGCCTGAAGCTCGATAGTTCTTTTGATTTTTTCAGTTAGCTTATCCCAAGACTCCATTATCTTGTTAGATAGTTTAGCTGCTGCCTGTGCTGCGCCAGTTTCATAAACTGTATCGCCCGGCTGTCTTTTCATAAGGTCGAATGCGTTGAAAGGTTCTGATTCTGAAAACACTGGAGGTTTTACAGATTTATTTGTAAAAATTTCCTGTGAGTTCATATTTGATCCCGCGCCGATGTTAGTAATAACAGGTGCAATTTCTTCGCCTGATCTTACTGTGTCCCATTCTATGTACTCGGAATCTGTGATGTCGCCCGGTTTTGTTTTAAACATTGAAGAGAGATAGCTGAACGCGACTCTTTTCTGTCTATAAACATCAAGCATTTTCTGTCCGTAATCTGCCATTGTTTACTATTCCCCCTTTACTGATTATCCGCAATGTTCAGTTCATTGACTGAAATAGCGTATATGTTATTTTTTCTGAGTTCTTCGATTTCAAACGCGCCAACTGCTGCACCTGAATCAATTACAAGTTTTTCTTTTCTTACATCACCTTTAAGCATGACTCTAAATGCAAGATCACCGATTGCAGATTTATAACATTCGTATGTCAAAACTGAAACTGGAAATTCTGCTCCGCCTGTACCTGTAGGAAGATAAGGAACATATTTTCCAGCGATTGCAGTTACCGCAAGAGTGAATAAATCACCGATTGCAAAGTTAGTTCCCGCGTCTGTAAGTTTAAAAGTTATTCCGTCGCCTTCAAATACATAAACCCCGCCCGCTGTATTAGGCATCACAAAAGTTCCAATCAATGCACCGTTTGGATCGGTTACTTCAAAAGTACCGCCATGAGTAATACCGGCTACAGTACATAGAGCTTTGTAGCTTCCAACTTTTGCGACCTTACCAGAAGCAAGCGCAAATTCAGTGCATGTTCCATCGCCTGTATTACCGCCACCTTTCGGAGCTACCGCGCCCGCTGCGACTTTACTTTTTGCAAGGATAGTACCTTCTACAAATGTATCTTCCGCTGCAAACGTAAGAAGTGAATCTTCAAAAGGATAATTGTCGCCGATCATTACACCGGCGTTATTTTCCTGTGTTATTGTAAGGTTTGGCATTATTCAACCCCCTGATATTCTTTGAGTGCTGCTGTAAAATCATCCATGTGCTTGTCGTCTTTGTTGCCAGAAACGTCAGTCTTCGGAAGATCTTTGTCATCCTGCTTTCTTGCGCTGATATCATCAGATGTCATCTTTGCAGTAAAATATTCCGCCTGAACTTCATCGTCTGAAATCGACTGACCTGATGCGATAAACTTCATTGCAAGAACAGCCATATCCGGTCTTTTCTCTGCAATTGTTGCGTGAGCTTTTACACGTTTCTGCTCACTTGATGCGCCCGCCTGAAATGCTTCCATATACAGGTCTGGGTGTTCGGCTTTGAGTGTTTTCAAATCCATATTTTCACCTTCCATTTTATTTAAACCCGATTCTTTTTTGACGGGCGTTTTCACTATATTATTTTCAACATTTATAAAATATGACATTTGAGCTATTAGACTTTTATCCTCTGTGAAATTTTTCATTTTTGCTACACAATCCTCAATCTCTAATTGAGCAAGTGCAACGGCGTCATCCTGACTGTCTGATTTTTCATCATCATACAATGAATCGATAAATCCGTTTGTCACACCTTCCGCGCCGAACATATAAGTCTCATTATCCATCATTTCACGAATCGACTTCTTGCTTTTTTTCGTAACGTCTGAATATATTTCCGCAAGCATTCCGGATACTGAATCAAGTAATTTTGCAGTCTTTTCAAGATCGCGATAATCACCCATTGAAAAACCCTGTGCATTATGGATCATATAAACTGATGATTTTGCAGCTTTTGGCTTACCGTTTGCAAGCGCAATAATAGACGCCATCGAAGCAGCTAATCCAGATATTTTTGTATTGACTTTGCCTTTGTATGATTTCAACGCGTTGTAAATTGCAAGACCTTCAAAAACTGATCCGCCCGGTGAATGAATATCAAGCTCGATTTCTTCACCTTTCATTTTGTCGAGTTCTGCGATAAAATCTTTTGATCTTACGTCGTAACCTATAACGCCATTTATTGATAATTTTTTCATTCAGTCATCCTATTATGATATAGTCTAATCGGTCAAGAGTGCAAATCGAAAAAAATTAAATTACGTTTCATATTCTCCGATTCCTAAATTTATGTCATTGCTCGTAGTTGATAGATTTGTTATTCTGATTAAATATTTTGTATTTTTTCTCAGTACTACTTCATCTGATCTACTAATACTACCGCCAATCCTGCTTGATGGAGCACCACCTTCGCCAGATTTTGTTCTTCTTAATCTTTTTGCGCTTGTTGTAACTATTCCAGTCGGATTCTGTCTGCAAACAACCGATGAAACATTTAATGAATTTTCATTATTATTTATTAAATCAATTATAGTACCGTCATTATTTGCCACTACGCTACGATACGTTTCAAGAATGAAGCCTGCCGTATCAGAGCCGACTGAAAAAACAAAATGAATATCTTTATCACCAGTCATCAACGTAAAATTTAAGACACCTGATCCGGCAACTGAAAAATAATCAACATAAAAGAAATGCACACCTTCGTGAATTTCATGATGATTTGAATCAATGCTTATTTGAGATTCTGATACTTTATCAATTGAGACAATACCTTTGCCTATCATGCGTCAAGCCTGATCTTCCCATCTGTATTTTTGCAATATACGTAAACATCAATTGCTGCCGTTGACGAAATTTCATCTTTGTTTTCTTTTTCAAACATGAGAACGCCTTCAGACAACATAGTCGCCTCATTTGGGGCTGCTTGACCTGTCAATCTATATGTCTGCAAATATTGCGCGCTTGTAATCATTCTGTGGATTACTCCTGCCGTCACATTAGTTGCTACTTTAGTAACTGTGTTCTTTGTAATATCTACTAATACCGGATTAGCCATTATTGTACCGCCTGAGTTTTTTCTAAAATTTCAGCTATCATAAATTCTATATTCTGTATTCTTGCTTGCGTATCTTCTTGATTAGGATCATTGCTTGGATTGTCTGGTGCAACATCAAGGGATACACCGTATTTTTGCGCAAGATCTTGCTCTCTCTTTTTCTTTTTCATCACAGTAACAAAAGACATATTGCTTAATTTACGACACTGCTGATCATAAGTAGACAAGTTATTTGCAATCATCAACACGGCAGATTGAGCATCTTTGAGAACGTCAACAGATGGACGCGCTGATCCGATCCATTCACAGTCAAGCCATGAATTATATATCAGCCAGTCGTTTGCTCTCCATGCGGTTATCAATTGCGGATTATTCAGCTTGCCAATAAGCGACATTTGCACAATCCATTCATCATAAATCGGCTTTAAAAATTCACGTCCGTTTTGAATTACGCGATATTCAAGATATTTTTTAAACTCATTATCGGCCTGTCTTGACGCGGAGTAAGAACTCTGAAAATATAGTCTGCCAATTTCAGGCGGTATTTCAAGAGTTGCGCAAAATAAATTAAATATAATTTCTTCAAACTTTCCGAAGTTTACATTTGGTCTCTGAGTATTAAATGATGTTATCTTTTCGTTTGCGTTTGAAAATACTGTCATGCCCGGATTGAAACCGGCATAATTTACAGAATTTGCATCTGATCCTACTGAGTTTGCGTTTGCGTCGCCTGTAGTTGATCCGCTGCGAGTTGCACCGTTAATAAAAGACGGTGAACTATATCCCGGCGCGGTGCGTTCCACGACAAGCGGAATAATAGCATTCAATGTCGCTGCTCTTTGTTCAGCGTCACGGTATCTGTCAAGCTCTTTGAGACTGTAAAACATTTTCGCAAGTAATGGCTCACCGCGAACGTCATCAAAAAGTCTTTCGGTGCTTCCATACACAAGCCATGCAATCAAGCGACCGGATTTTTCACCGTATGCAGGAATGCGAACTTCTTCGCCATCATTATTGCGGATGTGAAAAGCAACGTGACGACCTTTATTGTCAAGCTCGACACCATGGATTATTTTATTTCCGCCTTTTGGGACGTAACCCATCGGTGTTTGAATATTACATCCGTCTATCAATTCGATGCACTGCGCATTCGTAGCCGGATTTATTCTAAGCATGATAAGCACGTCACCGGATATGATCGCGGTCAATCTTGCTTTTGCGTGTAATTCAGGAAGATTATTTTTTTTCTTGTAATCAATTATATATGGATCTTTTGTGTATGTATTCCAGTAATTTTCTGTAATGCTTGCCCATTCCTGCGATTTTTCAGGCGATATTTTCAATATGTCTTCATTCGGTGATGCCTGTAATTGCAGACCCCCGCCGATTTCATTTCTAATCAGACGCTTAATTAACATTTCGCAATATGGATTTTCTTTGAA